TCGAATCTATCTTCAACAACTCCTTGAAACCAAACAAACCGATCATATCCTAAGAAACCATTAGCAATCATATTATCCGACCTGCTTTCTCAGTGTTTCTTTACAACATTCGATAGTCATATTATATTGCACTTTTGTTATCGTGTGTCTTATATGTGTTATGAGTAAATTACCTTTATAATACTCATCAAATTTAGTTTCACCACCAGGTTCTGGAGAAGGTAGATCGAAATAAACAACATCTCCAGACTCTAGAGTACAATCTCCTGGTAGAGTTATTCTAATCTTAAATAAATCAAGTGAAGCCAATCTATGTGTTCTTATAGAAGATATTCTTTCAGTAAAGTTTGGATTTTCTAATGTTCCTGTTGAATTATAAATGATTAAAGAATCTTTATAATCTTTAGAATCAAATCTTTTTCTTTTAGAATCATATACTCCAGAATACATTTTATTTTCTTCTAGATGATTTAATGAATCGAATTTATCTTCATAATTGAATACAGTTTTCGTCCATTTCTTATTAGTAATATCGTGTGTTAGAAGTGTATTATTAAACAACCCATTTGCATTATTTGTGATGGTATTAAATGAATTTACAACTTCATAATTGTATGCATTTGCATATTCGAAATTAGATCCTAGATTCTGATCTATATTTCCTGGTCGAAAATATATAATTTTTCTTGGGGCATATGTTAGCATATCATCTAATGAAAGAAACCAATATTTGCTGCTCGTTTGATCTGTGAATCTACTTAAAGTATAATTTTTTCTATCGGAAGATGTTTGTCCATCATTGTATAACGTCTGGAAGAAAAAGAAAGTTGGTTTGCCGTATGTTTCTGAAACTGCTCTCGAAGCCAACCAATTAATAGTCTTTAATGGAGTCCAATTAGGAATAATAACATTCGAAATACCAACTGTTTTTTCAATCTCATACGTTGTTTCTGTGTTAAAATCTAAGAATATTTTTTCGAGAATATTTGAGATAGTATTATTAGTAAACGATTTAGATATTCGAATATTTCTATCAAGAACAAATTCTTCTGATGTAAAGTGTATTTCGTATGATTGTGCACGCTCATTAATCATGGTTCTATTTTTAATATCAATTATTCTGCCAACAAACGTGAAGGATTTGGATCTCTTCTCACCAGAATCTTTATTCTTACTGATTGGTTTCTGAGAAGTATGCTCACCAACAGAAACTTGTATTACGATTATCTCATTTCCCATAATAGGAAGCGAGTTAGAACCAGATATTAAATTCAAAGCATCATCAACAGAAACCCATCCTGTTAGTGTTGGTGAATATATAGATTCAAATATATTGATTTCAGTGAAAATTGCGCTGATGTCAATCGTTCCTGTTTCCGAAATCAATGTTAATGATTTTATGTCAAAATTACCTGCTTGTATCTTTGCCATTTTATTGTGTTAGTGATCTAAATGTGTCTTCAAAAGTTTGAATGTAAGATGAATTGCAAACTAAGATATTTCTTTTTGCTTCATTGGTTTCAAATTCTATATCATAATTACTCTTAGGGTATTTCATAGTTCGACCATTTTCAGTTAATGGTCTTGAAGTTTGAGAATCTATATCAGTATATAGATAATTCACAAGAGGAACTTCAATGAAATATTCTGCATCTTCTAGAGGATCATCGGAATATCTATCATAAGCTTCTCTTATAAAATATTTGTGAGTAGTTTGTGCTGCTGAAATTGTTCCATATTCATCTACAATATATTGTTCAAATTCACCATAAGAAAGTGGAAAATCATAAAATCTATCTAATCTATTATTGATAATCATAATAGTCCAATAGTAATTTGGATTACCATATAATGAGTTGGAAATTGTTTCGATATTTTCGCCATCTTTTATAACATACTTGTAGTAGATGGATTTATCGTCAATGAGCGATTCTCTTCTAACAATTCTTACAGTGATATTTTTAAGAAGAAGATCGATGTTACCTGATGTGTCTAAGAAGTTTGGATATAGAACGTATGGAAATGGTGAGAAATATGACATATTTAATATTCTTCGTTCTGTTGTTCAAAATCGTCTTGTGTTAAAATTTCTGTTTCTTGAAAATCCATAACAAGTTCAATTTCTACTGGTGCTCCATCAGAATCTTTGAAAGTTACAAAATTTTTACCACCACCATAAGAAACTTGTAAATTTTTAAGAATACATTTCTTAGTTCTGAACAAATATGTGTTATTCTTACCAGAATTAAAAAATAATAATTCAAACTCTGATGGATATTTAAATAAAAAACTTCCTAATGTTAATTCTGGATGCATTGATGCTTTCAATGTTTTAATTATGTTCTTTATTGCTTCAGAATCAGATTTTTTCTTTGCTATCAAATTGTATGTGATTTTAAAATCTCTAAACTTAACACCATTCAATAGTAATTCTTGGTGTGGATTTATAGCTAAACCTGTTATGGCCGAAGACGCTTGACCTATTTCTTTAGTCGGAATACTTTTAAAAAACTTATCTAAACCTGATGCAATTACTGCTTTTGTTGAGTTCTTCCCTAAAACTTTGGATAAAGTATCAGCTACTGCACCAACACTTTTACCAATTAATGATGAACCCAAACCAGTTAGAGAAACGTCTTCATATGAGACCGAATAATTTGTTGCAATTGACAGCGGTGTTGGTAAAAAAATTGTTGTTTTAACTGAACTTGTTTGCGATTTACTTCTTATATTAGATGCTTCTGGCTGGCCTAAGAAAATATTATTCATTGGTAATCCATCAGCATTATACACACCAACTTGAGAAAAATCGATATTAGAAGCAGTTGTTTCATATATTTTTATGCACAATTGATTTGTACCAAATCTCTCTTGCATATTTGTAGGATAAGTAATTTTTTCCATACTCTTATTTATTGAATAGTTCTTTCTCTGTTAATACAAGAAAATTCATATCATATTTCTTAGCAAAGTCTTTTGCAGCATTCCATTTTGCTTGATTTATTACATAAGTGTGTACAGAAGATATATATGATTCTGTTATTCTCTTAGGTCTTTTTGGTTCAATAGTTTGATTATATGGTTTGACTTCAATCAAATATTTCTTCAATGATCCTTCTTTTGTTCTCGCTTTAAAATAGAAATCAACAAAATATCTATGCATCCTATTATCTATTGGAGATAGATAAGGCACAATAACCTCTTCCGATCCGTATTCTAAAATAGATTGATTGTGGTCTAGATACTTCAAAAATCTCAATTCCCAGGTAGATCTCCAGATAATATTGGATGAATCTCCTTTATATTTTTGTGGGTATTTTGGAGTGTATTTTCCCGAATATGCCATATTTGTATTTATTATAAATAATAAGATATGAAATCATTAAACGACTTCAAAGCGGATTTAGAAAAATTTGGAACAGTCAGACAATCTAGATTCGACATATTACTACCTAACGAAACTGTTAATCTATCATTTCGCTGCGAATCTTTAAATATTCCTGGAATACAAATTCTAACAACAGATTTTCATCTATATGGCGGCGAACCAATAGTTAAGATTCCAAATGGAAGAGCAAATGATGAAGTTCAAATGACTTTTTTGGTAATGTCCGATTTAAGAGATAAGTATTGGTTTGAAGAATGGTTACACAAAATCTCTAATTTTGAGAATAATAATGTAGAATATTATGATGATGTTGCTAAAGATATTTGGATTAATGTATATAATGAAACACCAAATCCTAAACCTACAGATGCATTGGTTACGCCATTAGGTGGATCTGCGCAAAGAGTGACATTCGAAGGACCAGACACACTAAAACAAGTGTATGTAGTAAAATTAACTAACGCAATTCCAACTAGAGTCGAAATGATTCAAGTATCTTGGGCGGATACTGATCAATTAATGAAATATACAGTTAATTTTTCATACGAATCATTAAAAATAGAATCTTATGCAAATAGAACAGGAAAAACTTTTCAACATTTAGATAAAGTACAAAAATAAGGATAAATTATGTTACCTAAATTATCGCATCCAAGTTATGAAGTGAAGATACCTTCTAACAAAAAGATTTATAAATTCAGACCATATACAGTTAAAGAACAAAAGTTTTTGCTTATGATGCAAGATTCCGATTCAATCGACGATTTAACTAGATGCATTACGGATCTCATAGAATCTTGTTCATTGACACCAATTTCTACTGATAAGTTGACTTATTTTGATATAGAATATTTGTTCTTGAAGATTCGTTCAAAATCAGTTGGTGAATCATCAACAGTCTCTTATAAATGCAATAATCAAATTGATGGCGAACTTTGTGATACTGTAAATGAATTGGAAATTTCATTGGATGACGTTGAAGTATCTTTCGAGAATTCTATTCCTGGAGAAATCAAATTAACTGAAGATATCTTTATTAAATTAAAATATCCAAACGCAAAATCTGCAAAAGCATTAGAACTATATAACGTAACAAAAGATATAGATTATCTAACAGAAGCCATCAATGAAGATTTGGAATCTATAATGGATTCCGAAAAAATTTATGACGATTTCACACAAGAAGAATTAAAAGAATTTCTAAATTCTTTAGATTTAACTGTATTCAAAAATATTCTTCAATATTATATCAATACACCAAAATTAACAAAAAATGTGCAATTTAAGTGTAGAAAATGTGATTACTCTGAAACAATTATTCTATCTGGTTTATCGGATTTTTTCGTATAGCAATTAATAATGATAATTTGATGAATTACTATATCAGTAATTTTACTATGGCACAATTCTATCACTATTCTCTTTCTGAACTTGACGATATGTATCCTTGGGAAAGAGAAGTATATTTGTCATTACTAAACAAACATATACAAGAAGAAAACGAGAGAAGAAAGAATGCCAAAAATTAGAAATACAAAAGATAAATTGAATAACTTGATGGATGTATTGGTCGCAAATTCAGAGCGCACCAATAAATCAATCGAATCAATATCAGAACAGATTTCTTCTCTCTCAGATCTTCTAGTTGCTGAAAGAACTCTTTCAACAAAACAATATCGTAAAGAATCTATATTAAAACAACGTTCCCTAAAATTAGAAACAGCAAATAAAGCATTTCAAGATGAGTTAGATGAAATAAAATCTAAAAGAAGACAAATACAATCTGAAATTAATTCTATTCTTGAAGAAGAAAGAAGAATACAAAAACAAGAAAGAAAAGCTGAACAAGAAAAATCGACTTATTATAGTAGAACAGCAAAAAGTGAATTTGAATCTGGCAATCTGATAAGTGGGTTGTTCTTATCATTTCTAGGAAGAAACGAAAAGACTGCAGAAGGAATTCAAGAAGAAAATAAACAAGCTGATAAAGAAGAAAGAGATCTAAGAAAGAAAAACCTAATCGATGAATTGACTGCTCTTAAAGAAGAAAGAAAACAGTTAAGAAATGATATTAAACGAGCATTCTCAGATGGTTTTGAACCACTAGTTAATTTAACTACATCAAAATCAGTTATTCAAGAAAATACTCAAACTCAAGATATGATCTATGAGATGAGAGATAAAACAAAAGAAGATAATTATAATAAACAAATTTTAGATAAAATTACAACTATAGATGATGATGTCACTAAGATTGAAAAATCGTTATTGGATCTCAATAAGAATATAAATACAACCACATCTAATTCTGGTATAGTAGATCTATTATCTTCTGCAAATCAACTCAAAAATTTACCAAGATTATTGAGACCATTAACACAAATATTAAGACCGCTTATGAATGTACTATCTCTTCCAGTTTTGGGTGGGATTGCTGGAGCAGTAGCATCATTCAGCGGTTTCTTTTCTTTATTAAATAAAGATCAAGATCTATACAATAAAAGAAAAGAAGAAGAACAGAAGTCAAAAGTAGAATCTGCAAAACAACAAACTGCAAGAGAAGATGCAATAATAAGAAGAGATGTAGATATAGAAATACAAGGAATAGAAGCTCGTGGAGCTACTATAACTCCAGATATTTTAGAATCTTATGCTAAGACATACGAACAGAAAGGAGAAAAAAAGAAAGCATTAGCATATAGAGAAAAAATCAAAGAATTAAAACCTAAAGAACAACAAATACTACCACCAACAGCTGAAGAAGCAACATATGACGCTGCTGATTATGATATGAAATTAGAGAAAGAATCAGAAGCAGTTATGGTTCAATCTCTTACTCCATCAACAGCAACTGTTGCAGAAAAAATATCCGAAGAATTACCGCTGTATAAGGCACCAGTACCAACTAAATTAGAACAACCAACAGTTCAACCCACAAAAACATTTGTAGCAAAAAAACAAAATGTTCCTACTAAATCTAGTATTTCAGCTCCAAAAGTTGGTGTAATTAAACCAAATATGGAAATTGGTATTATAGACAGAGCATTGGGTGCGATTGGATCTATTATTCCCACAAGCTTCGGAAGTTTAGGAACTCCTGCTATGGCAGCAACTACCATTCCACCAAAATATAAACCACAACCCATTATTCCTGTCAATAAAGAAGATAAGTTCGACTCATTAGTTAGAAAGTTTTCTATATCAGAATCACAAGGTAATACTGGAATAATAAATTCAATTGGAGCTGCAGGTAAATATCAATTCTTAGAATCTACTGCAATGGAACAAGTCAAAAAAATTGCTAAAGAAAGACCTGACATTGCTAAAAAATTCGAAGGAAAGACTTTTGCAAATTTACAGAATAATGAAGAATTTCAATCTCGTATTAAAAGAGGAGAAATCAAGAATGTATCTGAATTTATAAAAACAAATTATCCGGATAGTATATCCGCAACAGTTGCTTCATTATCGAATGAAGAGCAAGAAGCATTATATAAAAAATTCATACAACCTTTAATTGAAATAAAAGGAAAAGAAAATATAACATTCGGCGATATAAAGTCATATGGGTTTGCTTCTGGTAAATATCCAGAAGCATTAAAAAAAGGAAATATGAATCTACCAATGTATGATGTTAAGAAAAATGCGGAAACTTTTAAACAAAATAAAGAGTTCTTTAACTGGGATACAAATAAAGATGGAGTGTTAACTGCACAAGAATTGTATGATGCTACATCTAAGATGGAACCAAAAGTAAAACAGGTGGAAACTCAAACACCAAATATTGGTTCCAAAATATATTCTGCATCAGTTATGAATAAAGAATTGAATTCATCAATGAATAATGGGGCGACTATTATCGCCCCACAAACTAATATCGTAACAAACAATACTCAAACTGCTAATAAAAATGTAAGAGAAAAACCACAAGAACCTAATAACACTGCATTCTCATATATAGTCAATGCATTGACTTATTATGGTTTTAGATCTTAGAAGAAAGACTCTAAAGTAGAACCAACAGTTTGTACCTTTGGAGTCTTATCTCTTAGTCTTAATTCAGCATGACCAGTAGTCTTTCGTACATAATAAGTACAATAATTTGGATACTTCGCTGCTAAGAACTTAGCAGAGGTATCGATTCTTTCTGCTGTTCTTGTTTCCTGCATACCACCAGGTTCCTTGTAATAAGCAGATTCAACAGTGAGATAATTCACTCTAAGAACAATCCCATCATTGTCATAATACTTTAGAGTGCGTTCGAAGTCTTCCTTATCTTCAAGTTCTACCATAGCAACGTCAGAATGACGATTAATAGTTCCATAACAAGAACCAATGATATAATATAGACCTTCACCAATATTATCTTTCATGAAGAATGGATTAGAAGCAGCATAGATCCCCCAAATCCAAGATCCTTTTTCTTCACAAGTATTAAATGCCAGATCAATATACTTCAGAAAATCAGTAGTTTCTACTAAAGTCTTTTCGTCTTGTCTAAAATTAATAGCAACCAGATCGTCATCACACCAAACAATCTTCTGAAGGTGATCAAAGTATTTCACAATGAAGTTACGATTACCTGCAAGTGTAGGAACAGAATCAACAAAATTTGGAAGATATTCAGGATCAGACAAAACACAAGAAGCACTATATTCTTGTTTTTCTGATGGATCTGATAAGAAACAATAGATAGATGTAGGATCAACACCATTTCTCTTTAGAGTCTGAAGTGTTTTAGAAGCGAAAGCTTCAGCTCTTCTATATGATGGAACTGCGAAAACGATATTATTCATTCAATTTACTCCATTTCACTTTTTTATGTAGCGATTTACCAAATCCATTATATTGAATTATTAGATTAGGATTATTCCATTTTTCTTCTATATATTTAATATTATTCAATAAATTTTCTTCTTTCCTAATATTTAGATCATAACCACCAACTCCGTTATTTTTGTAATTGCCACGATTAATCATATGAAAGTTTACAAGAAATTTATTGAATTTCAATAGACCACCATATTTAATATGGTGCGCCACAACATAATCGAAATCTTCTATACAAGAAACATCGTTATCGAATCTAACATTATCTTGTGATTTATGTAAAATAAACTGACCGCTGATCATACCTTTCTTTGAAATAGAATCGTTGGCATAAAATGGATTTGTGTTAGAAGTTACTCCAGCGATATAATAAGGAGAAACAGATAATTGTGAATACATTTCGTCGATAATTTGAGACAAATGCATATCTTTGGATTTCTTCTTACCATTCACAATATCTAACACCTTAGAAGATATCCAATCATCATCCATTGTAACACAATATGTATTTCTATTAAAGGAGAAATCTAAAGCAGCATTCAACTGCTTCGATTTCATTGGAAGTGTTCCTTCAACAGGAATTACATTTTTTGCACCAGCTTCTTTATATGAATTTTCGCTTCCCTTTGGAACAAACCAAAAGTGTTCTACATCAGACAATACTTTTGACATTACAGGAACTGTAAAAGACCTATTTGCAGATTGAATCGTATATGTAATCATTAGATATCCAATACACCTGCTTTTCTACCATAAATCTTTTCTTCAATCTCGGCAGCAAATTCATGCAGACCATTATCTACTAGATATTTGTACCATTCTTCAGTATATTCCCATCCAGCTGATACACCATTCCATCTTTCATGCCAAAGAGGATGATTCTTATTCTTTCTTCTAGACTCGATGAAATTGTATCTAGTATCTTCATAAGTCTTAGACCTACAATCTGCCATTTTCTCACGCATATAACATACAATAGAAATTCTTTCATGTAAACCGGATTCTGAAGAGATTGGCGTGTTACCATGAATCTCATGAATATCCATAGCAAGAAAATCGCCAGGCTTCACTGAAACAGCTGCACGATATTCAGGGAAGATTAAATAACAACCATTCCAATCAACACCATTATAAGTTGTAGTTAGATTGCCAAATCCACCCTTGAAATCACCAGCATCTCTATGCGCCGCAGTACGATAATTCTTATTCACTGTTACAGTTGTATAAACAGATTCACCAATTCTGAAGGCTGGATCTAGATGAGACATAGCTTCTTTTTGAACTTCAAATCTTCCTGGAACCAATTCTCGGAATTGTTCAGAAACAGCTTCAATAAATGGAATTGCTTTTTCAAACTTCTCTTTATTATTAGCTGTATATGATGTTAGTCTACAATACGGTATCCTCGGATATTTGTCGTAGGAACCCGCAATACCAGAGAATACAGGATTAGCATAAGAAGTATCAGAGATCCAATCATTAATAATTTCTACTTCTTTCATACGTTCTTCATATGATAGAAGAGCAGTCTTATGAACCCAAGAATCAAAATCAAATCCTTCTGGTCTCTTAAGAGTTAACCAGACTCGACCTCGTGCAGAAACTTCTTCCGGATTCTTCTTGAATTTTTCATAAGCTTCAGCAATTGGATCTTCAGATGTAACTGTAGTCATAGAACCAGATAAGATATCAATCAATCTTTCTTGAAGAGCTGTAACCCAATCTCTTCTAGTAGATTTTTCAGTTCTAGGACCAGCAGCAATACCACGATTTTGAGATTCACCAGCAGCTTCTTTCAAACCTTCATAAGCCATCTGCACTAGCTCTGGTGGAAATACTCCTTTTCTAAATTTAAGAAGTAGATTATGTTCACCATTTTGGATAACATTTCCTTCTGCATCAATCGTATGTTCTAGAGGTTTGTATACATCACAATCTTCTTCAATCAACATATCATAATGATTATCGTCTAAAAAATGACCGAGAATTGATTCATCAGGATATTTCTTTTCTAAATAAATAGTTTTCATAAGAACCCTTTATATTATTATACCTTATATGTGTTGGTGTGGCAAGCTTGCCACACATATATTTAGACGGACGTTTCCCAAGCCATATTACAAATTACCCAATCAGTTACACAATTCTCTTTAGTTATAAGATGTTGTTTGTTTACAGCAATCATTCTAGAACACCAATAATCCCAATATTGAATAAGTATTTCACTTTCAGAAAGTGTTACAACTTCTGGAATCATCTGGTTATTCGCATCAATTGTATAATCAGCAAAAGACCAATATCTCATTCTGGAATTTTCCATTCTCCATCTTCTGTACGACACTTAATTATTTTGGCTTTCTTTTCTTCGCCATCTATCATGACTCTAATATCGAAATCTTTACATTCAATTTTGGAATTATCTTTATAAATCACTTCTTTAGATTTTGTACTTCTACCAATAACAAATCCCAAAACACCAACACCCAAACCTATTGCGGTTGCGGCACCTGCAGAAATACCAGGACCAGTATTGTAATAATTACGTGTGTATCTTCGATCCCTGATTGGCGTATAATGTCTTGAATTATAATGATAACGATAATGATTTCTATATCTAGAATGTACCCATCTATCTGCATATGATGGGATTGATATTAAAAATAATAGAATTAATTTAAGCGATAACAGAATCTTGTACATAATCCTTAATCTCTTCTTTCTTTAAGATCTTAACAGCAAAGATGTTCTCTAACAGAAAACTTCGATAAGCAGTCTTATTTAGATCAAAAGCAGAAAAGACATAGGCATTTGGTTTTCTAATCTTATCCGTCTTTCTTTCATACACAGGAATCATACTTGGATTTGTTGTGCAAGTCATGACTCGTGTCTCTCCATCTTTCTTAACGAAGGAGACGACACAAACATTTTCTAATAGAGACTTAGATAACCAATTTCGATATTCGATCATCTCTTCAACAGTTTTAAATGTCATCTATTTATTTTCCTTATCACCAAAATAACTTTTATGCTGTTCAATTACTTTTTGAATATTTAATGTATCGTTAGTATGATTTAGATGGATTAAAAGAATAATGTTATGAATTGCTTTATACAGATCTTTAACATTGTTTCCATCTTTCTTTCCATAACGTGCGAGATATTCAATTGCATTTGAAATATAGGACGATTCTCCGTGTCCGATTGCCATAATAAGATCATTTACTTGTATATCTTTACCGTTAACATAATGTAATTTATAAGTTGATTCAATATAATTCTCAACATCAATGATAATTTCTTTTTCATTGTATTTAAACATTTTAAAAATGAACGATTCCTTTCAGATGCGTACGCTCTTCCTTATAATTGAATTGCCAAGAACGAACTAAAGCAGGAATAGAATGAATAACTGCATTCTGTATCGCTTCTAGTTCAACGAACATCTTACCAAGCCAATAGAAGCTTGTATAATTAGTAGTCAATGCAACCACCACATGAACAATCAGAAACACCATAGTCAAACCAACAATCATATTCATAATAATAGTATCCTATACACCCCATAAATTGTCAACGTCTTCTTTTTGTTCTTCGGGTAAGATCGTCAACATTACTTTACAACTTCTGAACATATATCTAACCTTTTCTTCATGTAAGTGATAGATGCTATCCTTATCCTTGAATGCCATCACGTTTTTTGGTGAAACAATTACTCTCTTAATTCCAGACTGTATTATTCCACGACCACAATCTACACAAGGGAAATGAGATACATACATATCACAATCAAGTAGACTAACACCCATTCGTGCTGCGTTATATATAGCATTCCGTTCAGCATGTTCAATCCAATAATATTTCTCAGGTTTGGCCCACTTTTCTTTATCTTTGTCATTAAATTCTCTAGGAAATCCATTATATCCAGTTGTTCTAATCTCATGATCCGGTCCTACAATAATTGCAGAAGTCTTTGTAGTATCCTTGGATTTCAAGGATACTACATCTAACATATTTACGAAATATTGATCCCAAGTCATATTACTCCTAGAAAATAGGAATTGTTGTGAAATAAGACTTATCTCTATTAAATCTCAAACCAAATCCAGCTAATGCTGGTCTAGTGGTTTTAATCTTCACAGAACCAGTTTTTCCTTTTGTTAGAGGGAAAGCTACATCTAGAGTCAGAGCAGTTTGTCCCTTTGCAGGAAGAGTTACTTTATCGGTATGAACAACATTACCTAGATTATCATAAAAATTAAATCCTACTTCTTGTGGATAATTTAAATAATTCACTAGAGCAAGACCAGTTGAGAACGACCCATAATTATCATATGGCATGGTAAATGAATCACGGTTTGGAATTGAACTCGGAACAGTTCCTTCGAATACAGAATTTGAATATGTTGCTTGTGCAACAACACCAGAACCATATACAGTCTTAATATCCAAAGAACCTGTCTTCAGTGTAACTGTATCTGACATAACAACATCAGTAGATCCGTTTCCGGGAACAACCACAGAATATTCTGACATATAATTTCCATTAACAAAGAATGGCGAATTTGTTCCAGAAGGATCATAAAATTTCAAAGTAACTAAACTAATCCAATTAGATGTGTTAGTTAGTCTTACAGTTGTTGTCCATCCACCACCAGATGCGATATGTGGAATCGTAGGATCTGTTGAAGTAGTAAATGTTCTCGAATCGATTACTGTAAGATTAATACCAACAGAAACAGAAAGTGATGGAACATTTTGTGTAAACGAGACGGGAATACTGTATGTTCCTACAGATAAACCATTATTTACAATAGACATCTTTACAATCTGATTTGTTCCTGGTGGAAGAAATCCTTGTACTGGCCAAACAAGAACAGCTTGCTGGTTAGATGGAACGATTGTAGTAAATGCGAATGAACTCGCATTTGTTGAAATCGTTACATCAGGTACAGCAACAATCGAATCTGTTGCTAAATCAAAAGTCACATTCACGCTTGACGGCGACAGAGTGGGTTGTGCTAAGATCAACCCAATACTAAAAATACTTGTTAAAAAAAACTTCATTTTTTCTCCTTATAATCATTCACATAAAATCCAGACCCATTAAATTTAATACCGCAGGTACTTGGAATTTTTTTTACAGAACACTCAGGATTCTCACATCCCGGATAACCAGTAATATCTTGATCCATTTTCAAGATTATCTCGAATTCTTTATTGCATACTTGACACTTAAAATCATAAATTGGCATCTTGTTTTCCTTTCAAATATCTTTCAATATTTAAGTAAGAAATATAATGTCGTTTTGGATTTCTTGTTCCATAATGTTCTGCGATAAGATCACACATTCGTTCAGAACCAACAGGATTTAAAGAATGTACTATACAGACATCAATAGGCCAGCGATTATTCTCTTTCATCCACAGAACGAAATCATACCCAGTTTTATTAGGAGATACATATGTCTCATCTTCATTATGGACATAATGATCTTCTGCTAGATCATGGTCTAACCAAGCTTCTTGAATCTCATTCTCTTGCATAATCTTTACTGCTTCATCATAATTCTTGGCAATCTTCCATTCACCAATGAATGGACAAGGACGAACATCATCTAACCAAAGTTTCATACATACTCTTTCTTTAAAACAGAACCACAATGTTCGCATTTCGTATAATTAACGAACGTTATATATTCTAAAGCATGATATGGACTTAATGTATAGTTCTGTGGTGATAATCTCTTCTTAACACCCTTCGAATCAATTCGATATGGAACATAATTCATAACCAATGAACCATAATCATCATTATAGGATTCGTTTAGAATCAAATAAGTTACTTCTTCACCATCTTCAATTCTAGTTTTTCTGTTTGTTTCTTCCATATAATATATATAACCTATTATCCATTATAGCTTGTTTTTCAGTTAAAGTCAATTTCTTGAGAAACTTCTTGATCGTATCTTCCGTTCCACCTTTTCGATCTTCAGCAACAATAGCAATCAAAATATCAGAATCTCTAGCAATAAGTGTATTGCGTGCATATGCAATCTTAGCATATGCTGCTTTGTATGGAATGTGTGGATCTAGATCTTGTGTATTTGGATAATGTACTATAATTGAT